AACAGATGGAACTTCAGGAGTAGATGGAACAGATGGAACTTCAGGAGTAGATGGAACAGATGGAACTTCAGGAGTAGATGGAACAGATGGAACTTCAGGTGTAGATGGAACAGATGGAACTTCAGGAACAGATGGTATAACTGAAACTACAACCAATTTACAAACCTTTTTATATCTATCAGGATCAACATTGACCCTTGAAGAAATACCATCTACTTTTACTGGTGATACAATAGAACAAGTTGAACTTGGTTTTACTGGTTCAGCAATGAGGTATTGTCCAACATTAACTACATCACCATTAAATACAGATAAAATTGGAGTAGGACAATTAAGTTTTAATCAAACTGCCAGAATGTATTCACCAACTTATTTTAGTGGTATAACAGAAATAAACCAGCAAGTTGAGATTTATAAATGGGATGGTGTAACAGAAACATTATTATTTACATTGTTAGGTGATGGTCAGTATTTTGAGTGTGATAACAACTTATCATATCCTAACTATACATATAGTTATAAAGAAAATCACGAATTAAATTGGAATGGTGAAATATCAGGTTATAATTTAGAAACTATACCATTGTTGATCACTGATATGTTAAGAGTAAAAATAGGAATAGAGATAGTAGAAATTAATTATGGTAATCAGGATTTTTCAGGTATAACTTGGATCCCTTATGATTATATAGATTTCCCTACATATTTGAGAATACCTATATATAAAGCAGGAACTTTTAATGGAACCTCTGGAACTTCAGGAGTAGATGGAACAGATGGAACTAACGGTATAGATGGAACCAACGGTATTGATGGAGTAGATGGAACTAACGGTATAGATGGAACCAACGGTATTGATGGACTATCAGGAGCAACAGGCGAAAATGGAACTAACGGTATTGATGGACTATCAGGAGCAACAGGCGCAGACGGTATAGCAGGAACATCAGGAACAGATGGTTCAATATCAGGAGTTACAAGTGATGCTGACTTATATTATGAAAGCGATATTCTTTATACCCCACAAATAACAATGACTGGAACAACAGATTTTAGTATTCATCCTGCAAGTTACTGGGGACTTTATATCAATTCTATCACAGGTGAAGTATATTCTAATAGTGGAGCAACAGGAGGTTCTGGAACAAGTGGAACAGATGGTGTAGATGGAACAAGTGGAACAGATGGAACAAGTGGAACAGACGGAACTTCAGGTATTGATGGACTATCAGGAGCAACTACTGATGTAGATTTTTTCTATGATGATGTGAATGATGTTTTACACACACCAGAAATAGTTTTAACAGGAACAACATATCAAGATGCGCCTGCTGATTATTGGTCATTATTTATTAATAAAGACACATCAAAAGTATTCGCTTCAAGTGGTTCAACTGGTTCTGGAACATCAGGAACATCTGGAACTAACGGTATAGATGGAGTAGATGGAACTAACGGTATAGATGGAACTAACGGTATTGATGGACTATCAGGAGCAACAGGTGAAAATGGAACTAACGGTATTGATGGAGTAGATGGAACTAACGGCATTGATGGAACATCTGGAACATCAGGAACATCAGGGAGTTTTGATTTAACTGCTGAAAAAGGTGATGTTATATTTTGGAACACAACAGATTGGGATGTTACGCACAATAGTCCAGTAGCAGATAATAGTGTTATGTATTGGGACGCTACTGCTGGAACTTGGAAAACAGCTATAGGTAGTAATGGAACTTCTGGAACTGATGGAACATCTGGAACTGATGGAACATCTGGAACTGATGGAACTAACGGAATAGATGTATATGGTTATGAAAAATGGGCACTACAAACTAATAGTGGATCAATAGTAGGAATATATGGTTCAGGAACAACTGATATTTATGACACAGTCGATTTTTTCGCTGGAAATAATATGACCATAACACCTGAAAGCACAGGCACAAGCACTTTGAAACTTATATTTGATGCTGAAGGTGGTTTAACTATGAGAACTTTATATGTAGATTATATAGATGGTTCTGCTACTGGGTCAGGAACAATTTTTGATCCGTTTGATAGTTTAAATACTGCTATGACTTGGATACAATCTACTACTGGTGGAAATGACCCTTCGAATAATCTATATTGGACTATATATGTTGCTGGCGGAACTACTTATGTGCCTGTGAATGTAAGTAGGAGAATAGCAATTATAGGAACTGATACTACTAAATTTGGTGGAACCGTGACACTAAACACATCTTGTTCAATATATAATTGTCAATTTATCAAATCGCATCCACTAACGGGAGGTAATCTTGTAGCAGATAGTAGTGATATAAATATACAAAGATGTAAGTTCAAGAACAATTTGAATGGAAACACACATTACTTAATTAGGGTGAATGGTTCAGCCGTAGTATCTAATTGTTCCTTTACAACTAATATAGAAGATGATGCCGCATCTGTATATTGTATCTATAATAGTGCTGCTGGCGATTTAAATGTGCTAAATAATCAAGTGATTAGAAATAATGAAGTAGCAACTACATATTACATATATAACAACTGGACTGGAATAGTAACATCAGGAGAAATTGATGCTAATTGGGGTTCTAATTTTGAAGATTTAAATCATAATGCTGCATCTGGAACAATCACATATATTCAAAAGTTTCCTGAAACAGAACATAGTGCAGAAATAACTATAAGCGGAAATACTATCAATAATTTATTGACGGCTACTGGTGAAGATAATTATATAACTGGACAAGATACTTTAACTTATAGTGTAGGTGGAAGTAGTAATCTTATATTGAAAGATGACGCAGATGACTATCAATCATCTATACAATTGTGGAGCACTATGACTGATGGTCAACAACCAGAATTAGAATTTTATAAACAAAATGGATATGGTGTAGCAACTAAACTCGCTGATTTTATGGGTAATATAAATTGGCGGGGTTTAGGTTCATCATCTACAATTGGAGCACAAATTGAAGTGAAAGCAAGTGAGACTTGGGGAGCAACTAATGGTGTTGATATGACGATTTCAACTATTAAAGGTGGTTCAGCATTAAAAACTGATAGATTAGTTTTTGATAGTAAAGGACATAACCAATTTTACGGACAGATTAGGAGCAACGATGGATTGGGAGTTCCTTTAACAGAAATATCTACATCAACTACTTTAAGTGATAAACATTATACAGTAATAGTTACTGGTTTAAATGTTGATATACAACTACCATTAGCATCAGCATATGGTGAAATCTTTTATATAATTAAAACAAGAGATAGTGAAACTCACGATGTAGATACGGTAGGAACAGATAGGATATTTACAACGGTAGAGTTAAGTGGTATACAACTTCAAGCAGTCGGAACTACAACCATTTTACATTCTAACGGTGTAGATACTTGGTATTTAATTGGAACTATATAATTTTGATGAAAACATAACAATTTTATATATACAATTATAAAAACATAGTCGCTACTCGTAACAACATAAACGGATAAGGTAGTGTTTTAAAAAAACAAAAGGACAAAAATGAGTAATTTTAAAAGTACAACACAAATTTTTAATGATGTATATTCAGGTTCAAGCCTGAATGTATATAATTATGGCTCAACCTCAGAGGTTTTAAACGCTGTAATAGATGAAACAAATGACGCTATAAGAGTTAATCTTATTGGTGGAGGTGGTGAAACAGGAACTTCTGGAACATCAGGTATAGATGGTGTAGACGGAACATCAGGTATAGATGGACTATCAGGTGCAACAGGCGCAGACGGTTTAGCAGGAACATCAGGTATTGATGGTGTAGCAGATTTAACAGGAATACAAGATACAGCAATCTTATTTAATGATGGAGGTTCTGTTACTGGCACAACTTTATTAGAGTTTATATCAGGCGGAACAGCAGGGATATATACTAATACTAATACTCTAACAACTAAATCAGGAGTAAGATTTTTAAGTGATAATGGTTCTAATATAATGTCATCTAATGGTTCTAATGGTATATGGTTAGGAAGCAGATCAGCACCTACTGGTGGGTTTGTTAATAGTGTATGTATAGGTGATTCAACTTTAGGTTCTTGTAGTAGATGTTATGTTATTGGTAATTCTAATAGTATAACATCAAACAATTATGCCTATATTTTTGGAAAAAGTAATACTATAACTGGTGGTGGTGGTAGTTTATTATCTGGATTAAATAACAAAAACACAGGTGGATCAAATGTAGCACAATATGGAATATATAACGAAAACACCGTAACAACTAATTATATTACCACATTTGGTCAGAGAAATACTAACCACTCACACTATTCTAACATCTATGGAACACATAACACGGTTACTGGTAGTGATAATCAAGTTTTTGGTGGCTTAACTAATAGTGGTAATACTCTAACAGACACACAAAGCGTAACCGTTTTAGGTGGTGAAGCATCAACATTAACAGATACAATTGGAACAACTTGGATTAATCCAAGAGGAACTTATTCAGGTTATACTGCTGGTGATACTATCATAGATGGACCAACATTTATGAAAGAAGATGTTGATTTTGAAAAAGATCCAATAGTAACAGACACCGTAACGGGAACCAAATATAGAATACAAGTCACATCAGGAGTTTTAGGAATAGTAGCAGTATAGACCTTTTACCAAAGTTGGCAAAAGGTTAAAATAACACCCAGGAGTATCATAATTAAAATGGTACTCCTAAAAACAAATTAAAAAATGAATTACAACTATGAATGTAACGAATTGGATTACCATTATGAGTATGTTATTATTTTGGATAGGTTCCATAATAATTTTTTGGAATAAAATAAATGTTCAAATGAAAGAAATTGAAATGAAAATCAAAAACACCGAAAATGATATGCTGTCTCATGAAAAATGGGCTTTAAGAACACAAAAACATAATGACGAAAAGTTCGCAGAAATACAAAGTGAATCCAAAGAAGATCATAAAGAACTAAACCGTAAATTGGATATTCTAATTGAAAATTTAAATGATTTTAAAGTAGATTTTGAAAAAAGAATAAAATAGAAAATGGGAGCAGTTTATTTTAATGATGATGGTGTGATTTATAGACCTGATGATGGTTTAGTTTTTTATACTAAACCTCCAGTAGATGTAGAGATTTTAATTGTTTCTGCTGGCGGTGGTGGCGCTACTGATTATGGTTCAAGAGGTGGAGGCGGTGGAGGTGCTGGCTCTTATATAGTATCTAATACAATCACTTTAGATCGAGCAGTATATAATTTAACCGTAGGACGTGGAGGAAACGCAGGATCAGCAGGTTCTAATGGCGGAAATAGTTCATTTGATATATTAGGAACTGCTTTAGGCGGACAAGGTGGGAAACTTATATCACTTGGAGGACAATCACAAGGTTCTAATAGGTTATTATCTGTTGCTGATTACAATATAATTTATGCTGGTGGTAGTTCCGCTGATAGCACTGGCGCTGGTGGTGGCGGTGGTTCTACTTCGATTGGAACTAACGGTTATTATATATCAACTAATAGATATGGCGGTGGTGATGGTGGTGCTGGTAAGACTTTTAATTGGCTTATTGATACTTCAATTCACGCTAAAACTGGAGGCGGTGGAGGCGGTGGAGGCGGTGGAACCAATGGTGGTTCTGCTGGAACAAATGGAGCACCATCAACTTATGGTGCTGGAGGACACGGTGAAACTCACACTACCCATCCTTTTGGAACTGAAAGTGGATCATCAGGTATAGTGTATGTTAAATATGATGGTACTGTTCCATTATATTCAGGTGGAACTATAACTACTTGGGAAACAAAAACACTACACACTTTTATAACTAATTTAGGATCAGGTGTAAGTCAAAGTGAAAGTTTTACATTAACAAGAATATAAAAAAACAAACTTACTTAAATTGAAAAACCACCAGGACGGTGGTTTTTCTTTTGTTATGAAACAAAGTAGAGGTAAAAAATTAATCCAATAAAATATAAAAACCTCATAACTATATATAATTTACCTAAGGTTTAGTTCAACAATTTTTATATATATTTATATAATTATTATGAAAAACAATGACAAGAAAAATTATATCAATAAACATGACCTTTATTATGAATGTGTAATATCACAAGGTAAAGGAAAAATGACCACCAAATTAAACAACTACTTATTCAAAATTGCTGACGGTGTATCCGAAAAATTTAGATACAGAAACCTTGGACACCAAATGAACATCTCAGAAGACCAATTAAGTGAAGCTTATTTAGCTTTAGCTGAACAATGGTATAAACCTGATACCGAAAAAGTGAATGATGTATTCCCATATTATTCAGAACTCGCTAAACGTGCCTGCGTACAAGTATATAACCATTTAGTCCTTAATGTTAGAAATAATGGTAAAGCTAACTCAATAAAATATGCCTTTAAAACCTTCTCCATCACAGATACATTCAAATTTTAAAAACTTTATTGAAAATAATTCAACTTTTTACTCGAGGGGCTCTATAAGATTATATATATAACATTAAAAACAATAAAGATTATGACACAAAAAGAAATTAATTTAGAAAAGATTGTAGATATTTATAAGAAAATGAATATAACACCCGACAGCATCTATTATGATTTGAAAAATGAGAAAATTATAGTAAATTATTACTCACCTATAAATGGTAGATTAAATTCTGTATATAATATATTTAAACCGGTGAAATTAAATACAAATAAAGGGTTAAAAAAAAATGATAAGTGGTTCAAAAAAACAATATAAAAGTTATGAAAAAGAAAAGTAAATATGTTGGTGTGAGCTGGCACGAAAAATGGTCCAAGTGGCAAGTAACAGCGTTCAACGGTATATCAAACGAATATGTTGGAGCGTTCAAAAATGAAAAGATGGCAAGAAAATCTTATTTAAAAGCTATCAATTTAATTAAAAAAAAATAATAATAATATGAAGAAAAAAATAATAATTTTTTACAGTATAATGATACCATTTTTAATTTTGGTGAGTTATTTAATAACTTGTTTATAAATTAAATCAATTTAATTAAAAAATAATAATAATATGAAGAAAAAAACAACCGCATTTTATGCAGAAGAAAACCTAATAGATGATATTAGAACCTATTGTGCTTATAGTAAAACACCTTTTAGTGAGGTAGTTAATACAGCTTTGATACAATGGTACAATATCAACAACACTTTAATTGAAAAATCAATTAAACAAAGTAAAGAACTTGATGAACTAATCAATTCTTATAAAAATAAAACAAAATAATTATGGAACTAAATGTAGAGTATAAAGTAAAAATAGAAGACTATTACCTATTCACATATAATGTTGATGGAATGGAAGAAATGATGGTAGTGAAGGATATACACGACAATAGATACGAACTCACTTTATCCATAGCTTCTGGTGGTAGTCCACTACTTAAAGATAAAATGAAGATGAATATAGAAAAAGCATCTAATCTTGGTTTGGATATTCTATCAGCAATTTTAAAAAATGATCCAACGATAGATGAAGAATAAATATGATGAAGAATGGTTAAGACGTGAAGAATGGCTAAGATGTTTAGATAGTGATTTCTTAGAGAAAATGATAGATGGATTTCTTACTGAAGTTGAAAATAATATAATCAAAAATGAATTAAGAAAAAGAAAATTAAAAAAATTAATGTTATGAAAAAAGAAAAAAAAATTGATGAATGGTGGGATAAACCATTTAGTAAAGAAGAAGCAGATGCTTATCACGCACCTAAAAAAGAAGGTTTGATAGACGAACATAAGCAAAGAAAGATAATGCTTAAGGAGAAGGCTGATGAGTTCTGGTCTGATTGTGGTGAGAAGGAAGCTGATGATATTGAATATATACTTGACGACAAAAATGATTTCTTTAATTAGGTGTATGAATAAATTAGATATAATATCAGAAGATAAGAAATTCTATATTCATAAAGATATGTATACACCTGAAGCCGTAGAATATGATTTGAATAAACTACACAACTTTCTACTCGTAAATAAATTTACAGGACATTACTTCACACTAAATAATTTAATAGAATCTAATGGAGGAAGAAAGACAGAGAACTTTGATGTCAATCCAAATGTTATATTTTTAGATTTAGATTTTCATAATGGAAAAGATACAGCAAACTTCAAAACAGAGTATAAAAACTTCAACGCTACAAAAACATTAGAAGAAAATATTGAGCAGTTCAAAGTAGATTTTTCAAAGTATGCTTATATTTCAGCCAACAGCAAATCAGGACAAGGACTTAGATTTATATGTATAGTTCTATATAATACAGCAGACGGTGAAATAGATAGACTCACGATGAAAGAACGACACAGAAGCAACTACGACTTGGTGCTACAGAAGTTAGAAGAAGTCACAGGACTTAAAACAATTGATAAGTCCATGAGAAAAAACGTAACGCAAGGTACAAATTTATGTAGAAAAAAAGATAGTATAGTTTATACAAACCCCTTCGTGTTTAATAATACCCAAGTGTTCAACCATAGAATAATTAAAGATGAACTTTCAAACGTTTCCACCAGAGAGTATACAAGCACCGAGGTGATGGTTTTGAACGCAGATATAATGTCACAAGTAAATTATAAGAAACTCTCGGAGAGCCACGCCCTGACAGCCTCACTACAAAGCAGAGAACACTGCGTTAGTTTATTGATGGCGCTTTCAGGTGTGAAGGATTTGAAAGTGATAAAAATGTTTTACACACTATTCAAAAGCAACTACAAAGGTAAGAGTATACCACTTCAAAGTTTAGAAGCATTCACAAATTACATCAGTGTTGATAAACGACACTGGCTTCCAATACCATTAGAGGATGTCTTATTGAACTACGGCATCGGCTTAGATTTTTCAAAAAAAGAAACAGATGTGTTTGGAAGGAAATATGATAAGATTGTAAAATTTAAGAACTACATTGGAGAATATCAAAAATCAATAGATGATATGCTTTTAGATAAACTGACAAAGAAAATAGACAGAATAGTAATCAAAGCTCCAACAGGCTCAGGAAAAACAACAGCAATTTTAAAAGCAATGAATAAAGTTAAAGGCTTGAAACTTTTTGTTACACCAACTAATACATTAGCAGACCAAACGGTAGCAAACGCTAAAAAGAACAAAATAAAAGTGGCGAGTTTCTTTAATGGAAATTATGAATATGAACTTTTAATTGGTGACGCAATAATCATTACAAATTTGAGTAATCTAAAAAAACTTTCAAAATTGAAAATTAGAATGAAAGTATCCGTTTTTGATGAGTGTCAAAATATAGTGAACTATTCAATCTTCTCTGAAGAACAATGGAACTTTCCACAAACAGATAAACAAATATATCTTTCAGCAACACCAGAACAATTACTAACTGGACTATCAGATATGTATTATTTCAACTTCAAGAAATTAAAAACAAAGAAGAAGAACATCAACTTAGTCCCGTGTAAATCGGTAAATAGCGTTTGGAATACACTTGATAAAATGTTGAACGGTATTAAAGATACTGATAAAATAATGGTATTCATTAATAGTAAAGATAAAGCTGAACGAATTAAAAAGATGTATCCAAAGTTCAAGTTTCAATTAATCAATTCTAAAAATAAAAACGCTGACTATAAAAAATTGATGTCAGACGAAAAACTGATAAACAATATAATCGCAACCTCACTGATAAATGATGGAGTGAACATTAAAAATGAAAAATGGGACAAAGTGATTATAGTGGATAACCACACACAATCATTTTTAGAAACTTATCAGTTCACTTCAAGATTTAGAATTGCTAACCCAGATATATACTACATATTTAGATACGCTAACAACGGTGATGACGCACGTTCAAATAGAATAGATTTTGATGATATAGAATATATGTATAGAAAGGAACGGAAAGATTTGATTGACGTTACAGAAAATATTAATGCTAATTTTGTCGACTCAACTGACGGGAAACATATGATAAAACTTGGACATATTTATTATGATGAAAAAGACAACTGCTATAAAACAAATAAGAATAGAATAAAACGTGATATACACCAAGGTATAATGGAGGACGTTAGAAATAATTATAAATCATTCATTCTACATCTTAGCTACTTCTTTAATATAAAACTGAAAGCATTTCAAACAGACGAAGGTAACTATAAAGTCAACACCAACAAAGAAGTCTTAGCATTCTTTATTGAGAATAGATACCACGTCCTAGGAAACATAGAGATTAGCACCCTGTTTGATGACAGCGTCGAAATTAACGATTACATACTACGGAACAAAAGCAGACTTTCTATGCTTGTAGACAGATATAATGAGTTGGAGGATGTTTATGAATATACAGCAGAAAAATATAAAACTGATTTTTATGATATAATTAATAAACCTGAATCTTACTACACTAAAAGTTTAAACCTACTCGCAGCAAAAGTTTCATTAGATAAATTGGAAGTCCAATTGAAAGCTCCAGATAAAATGATTAAATATAATCTGGAACTAATTAAAAAAATAATAAACGGAACAGACATTTATAGAAAAAGTAAAGTGGCAGACTGGATTAAATTTGATGACTTCTTAGAAACATATAAAAAAAATAAACAGACACATTACAAAAGTGATTTTGAATTGAGAAAAGTAATTACAAAAGTTCTTGGATTTTCAGTCAATCGAACCAAAGATGAAAACAGAAAAAACATTTATGAAATCAAACTCCAAAAGAAGAAATAGCCGTTTGAAAAATCTTAAACGGCTTGTCTCAAAAAACGACGATGCTTTTTTTTTTTTGTATAAGGGAAACATAAAAAGCAAGTGCGTTTTTTGAGACAGATTTTATAACACTTTTGAACAATGGAAACAAGTACCACCAATAGCCCACTACACTATTATACTACTGGATGTGAATTATTCACATAGGGGCCACAAAAAATATCAAAGTCCTAAAAAAAGTTAAGTGACGAAATCACGTGTAACCGATGAAAGCGCAATTCACTGATACATAAGTATATAACATATCTATGTAATATACATATATTTGATAATCAATTAGTTAAGATTTCAAAAATCAACGTATTTTGACTGATTTGATATAAAAAAAGCGTTATTTCTTATAAAAATCACTACTTTTTTCAATAAATTATAAAATTGAATTTTTTTAAAAATTACTATAAAAAAAAGCAAGTGCGTTTTTTGAGACAAATTTGGTAGGGTAGAAAAAAAAGCAAGTGCGTTTTTTGAGACAAATAAATTGTATATATGTTTTTATTCGAGGAGGGCGGACTTATTTTATATATACTACTATAATGTTACCGTTGAAAAAATCAGACTAATCAATCACTATTAAAAAAAAATATGAATATAGAATAAGATTGAAGGCTAAGGAAAAAGAACATATTAGAAAAAGTAAAAATGACTTTACCAACATTGGTAAAGTCATACCAACTGATACTCAAACTAATACTGATGATGATTTCTGGGGAATAGAACCAACTGAAACTAAAATAGAACCTATCACAAAAAAGAATACAATATAAATGGGCGGATTAAAAATGGGAGTTAGACTTCAAAAAACTAAGAAGGCTGAGTTCTTAATTGAAGCAGAAAAAAACCACGGCATCATTAATGAAACATTAAGTAAAGTTGGAGTTTCAAAACACTATTACTATATGTGGATTAAAAATGACCCAGAGTTCGCAGAATCTGTTGGTGAATTAGCTGGTAAAACCAAAGACTTTGTAGAATCACAATTATTTAAACTAATAAAGGGTGGTGATAGAACAAGTTGTATATTCTGGTTAAAGTGTCATGGAGGTTATATTGAAACTCAACATATTAAACAAGAAACAACTTTTACAGAACCATTAAGAATTAACGTAATCGCACCTTCAATAGAACCCTTGAAAATTGAAGGTGAAGAACAAAAGAAATTGAATGAGTAGAAAAATGATAGATTTAAATATGTCAAAAATATCACCTAAATTAATTGATGTTGAGAATAATAGGATACCTACTAATGATAAGATTGATAGGCACCAATCTCCTACCAAAAATAAGATTTGTTATGGTGTTTTTGTTAAGTTTGGTTCTTTTGATGATAAGTGGAAGGGTGGTAGATTTCCAACACAATTATTTACTAACATTAATGATGAAAAATATAAATATGTAATAAAAATAAAATAATATAAATATGAAAATTAAAACAGATGATGTATTAAAAGATTTAACAACTTATGAAGATTACGAATTCAATACTATATTCTGTGATCCACCTTATCAACTTGGTAGTCAATGGACTATTGATACTGATGGTTCATATCAAATTAAAGGTAAGCCACAAGATTTTATGAATAAATGGGGTGCGCTTGATGGACCAGCATTAGATACTTTCTTTAAGGAAAGTTTTAGAGTTATGAAATATGGTGGATACTTATTGATGTTCGGTATGGATCGTCAGTTAGGACCTCTACATTATTATGCGGTTAAAAACGGATTTGAAATTAACCAAAGTTTATATTGGTATTTTGTATCGAATTTTCCAAAGGCAACTGATGCTGGTAAGATGATTGATAAGAGATTGAAGAAGGAGAGGGAAGTGGTAGGTAAGAAAACTGGTGGCGCTTATTCTTGTGAAAATAATGCTGGTTTTAGAGAAGATGAAATAAATAGAAACTATTATAAACACACAAAGCCAACAAGGGGTGAAGGACTTGGTGATGTCACAGCGCCAGCATCAGACCTCGCCAAAGTTTTTGATGGTTACAAATACTCAAAAGCCCCGTTGAAACAGATGGTGGAGACGATTTGTATATTCAGTAAGCCTACCAAGAATAAGAGTGTTCTTGATGATATAATTGAGTGGAGTGAAGGAGTAGATTTATTGAACTATGCTCCTAAGGTTGGTAAGAAGGAAAGGAATAGCCATATTGATTATAATGAAGACGTTGAAAATCAACAACTTAACTTACATCCCACATTGAAGCCCATTAAACTTATAAGTGAAATAGCAAAGTTATTCAAACTACCAGATATAGTTAATCAAAAAGTATATATTCCATTTTCGGGAAGTGGCAGCGAGTGTATAGGATTTCTTGATGCAGAATATAATCATAAGAATATAACAGCTTGTGAAATGAACCCTGAATATGTTGAGATAAGTAAAAAAAGAATAAAACATTTTTATGACGAAAATAAGTCCTAAGTTAATAGATGTTGAGAATAATAGGGTTGAATATATAAGCGATACTGATAAACAAAGTAGAAAAACTACTTATGATAAACAGAATAAGTTTGTATATGGTTATGGTAATAAATTATTCGGTGATACTAATGATGTAATGTTTGATGATAAATTAAAATATACAACAGAGTTCAGGGAAGGTGGTAGATTTCCAACCCAGTTATTCACCAACATAAAAAATGATAGATTTAAATATGTCAAGAATATCACCTAAGTTAATTGATGTTGAGAGTAATAGGGTTGGTGGTGAGTTAGTATCAACACATCCAAATGGTAAAGGTAATACTGGTGATCACGGAATATATGGTGTGTTTCAAAATATAAAAGGTAGTGATGATAGAGTAGGTAGATTTCCAACACAATTATTTACTAACATAAAAAATGAACAATATAAGTATGTCAAATATATCACCTAAATTAATAGATCAAACAGAAGGAATAAGATATACAGGAAGTAAAAAGGAAATTTTACCAAAGATATTAGAACTTACTCAAAAATTGAATATTAAAAACATATTAGATGGATTTGCTGGAACAACAAGAGTAAGTCAAATGTATAAAATGAATGGATATAACGTAGATTCTAATGATTTGGCTCCATTCACTAAAGTTTTTGCTGAATGTTACTTGGTAAACCAAAAACCTGAATCTTATTATAAAGATAAAATTAAATATTTGAATTCATTAAAAGGGGTAAATGGTTGGTACTCAAACATATATGGTGGTATAGTAACAGAAAATGAAAATGGTAATGCTGTACAAACTGATGGTAAAAAAAGACCTTGGCAATTACATAACACAATGAAATTAGATTCTATTAGAAAAGAAATAGAATTAATAAGTGATGATGAAATAGAAAGGTCTGTATTATTAAGTAGCTTAGTGTTAGCGTTAGATAAGGTTGATAATACACTTGGACATCAAGTAGCATACTTAAAAGGTTGGTCAAATAGAAGTTTCAATAAATTAGATTTAAAAATTCCAAAATTAATTATAAATGAGGGCGAATACAATGCAATAAATAAAGATATTTTTGATATAGATAAAAGTTATGATTTAACATATTTAGATCCACCGTATGGTACAAATAATCAAAAAACTAAAACTACAAGAGTTAGATATGCATCTTACTACCACTTATGGTCAACAATCATCAAGAATGATGAACCTGAAGTTTTCGGAGCAGCAAAAAGAAGATATGAATTTTCAAGTGATACAATACCTGGTGCTATATCTGTTTTTGAATCAACAAAATATGATGTTGTTAAAAATTCAATTAATGATTTGATGAAATTAAATTCTAAGTATTTTTTATTTTCATATAATAATAAGAGTAAGATTACTATACCTGATTTAATTGATATATTTAATGAACACAATTTAATAGAAACATTAGCGTTTTCTCATAAAGAAAATGTTATGAAAAGATTGACATCAAATAAAGAGTGGCTGGGTGATCAAACCGAAAATATAGAATATTTATTCTTGATTAAAAAAAAATTAGATAAACTTGGTAATTGAGTTCAAACCACAACCTAAGTTAATAGATGTTGAGAATAATAGGGTAGATATAAAAAATGATAGATTTAAGTATGTCAAAAGAATTAACATTTGAACCTTTACCTATACAATATAAAGTTTGGAATATGTTATTTGATGATGTAACAACACAGATACTTTTCGGTGGGGCAGCCAGAGTATCAAAGAGTTATTTACTTGTGGCGTGGGCAACTATATATTGTTTAGCATATCCAAATATACACGGAGCTATATGTAGAAGTAGATTAACTTCATTAAAAAAAACAACACTTCAAACTTTATTTGAATTTTTCAGGCATCAAGATTTAAAAGAAGATAGAGATTTTATATTTAATAGAGGTGATATGATTATAACATTCAATAATGGTTCTAAATTATTCTTTATGGAACTTTACAATAATCCTTCGGACCCCGACTTTGATAGAATTATGAGTATGAGTTTAACATTCGCAGGAGTTGATGAAGTTAGTGAGATTAGTGAGAACGCTATAAATAAGCTTCAGACAAGATTAAGTCATATGTTGATAGAGTATAACTTAAAACCAAAACTATTACTTGTGAGCAACCCCAATAGGGGCTGGCTCTATTCAAAATACTATAAACCATCAGTAGAAGGAACTTTACCAGATTATAGAAAAGTAGTTCTTGGTTTACCTGATGATAATAAGTTTGTATCTAAAGATTATATTAAAAATCTTGAACAATTAGATACAGTTACGGTTCAAAGACTTAGATATGGAAACTGGGACTATTCAGATGATGATTTAGCAATCTTCCAATATGATGATGTCTTACAGATGTTCTATAATGAGGTAGTTGGTGGTGAGAAGTTTTTAACTTGCGATGTAGCTAATATAGGAAAAGACAACACGGTGATAGGCATTTGGAATGGACTGGAATGTTTTAATATATACACATATACTTCGACCGACACACCACAAGTGATTAGAATAATTAAAGAAAAAATGAAGACATTTAACATAAAGATTAAGAATGTTGTTATTGATGCTGATGGTTTAGGAATAGGAGTTGCTGATCATTTAAAAGGTTGTGTTCCATTTAAAGGTGGTTCAAGTGCTTTGAATAAGGCGAACTATTTGAACTTAAGAAGTCAATGCTATTTTAAATTAGCAGAATTAGTTAGAGACATTAAAGTTGTTGATAAGAATAAAGATGAAATTATTCAGGAGTTACAAGCGCATAGAATAAAGAACCCAGATAATGATGGTAAGACGCAGGTTGAATCAAAAGATTTAATCAAGGAGAGAATAGGTAGAAGTCCTGATTACTCTGATATGCTAATGATGCGTATGTATTATGAAATTAAAAAAGCAAGACAAAAAACATTTGTATATTAAAAAATGATAGATATAAGTATGTCAAGAATATCACCTAAGTTAATTGATGTTGAAAATAATAGAATTGAAACTGATGATAAACTCAAAGAACAGGAACGAGGCGATCATGTGAATGTTCGTGGTACACCAAAAGAGGGAACATACACACCACATAAAAACGGTAGATTTCCAACACAATTATTTACTAATATAAAAAATGATAAATTTAAATATGTCAAAAATATCACCTAAGTTGATTGATGTTGAAAATAATAGAATTGAAACTGATGATAATTTATTCAGGAAAGTTAGTCAATATGATATAG